TCAACCAAGGCATTTTGTATATCTTTTACGACTAAATCAGTTTTCAAATTATCCACCATTTAATGTTGTTAAATCATCCCAAATTTTTGTAGCATGAGTTGCAGGTACAAAATCTTCTTCACTACCATCAGATGCTATTTGTTTCCAACCACTACTTACACTTGTAAGATAAGTAGTCAAAGCATCTTTACTTGTAATCTCACCTTCAGAACCAGATATATCTGCTCCATCATCAGCAATACCAAGCATTACATGATCCCTTGGACTTGCTGTGCTATCTTTAACAGGATACATTCCACCTGTTGATTGAGGTACACCAAACTTGAGAAATGTAGGTATTGTACCTTCTGCTGTTAATCTATATTTTACTACCTTGTATGCCATTATTTATCCTTATGAAGGTTTAGTAGGCCAATCACTATCTGCTAAGTGAGGCCATTTAGAATGTTTTGGTAAGTCTCTTAGAGCTTGTCTATAAGTTTTCATATTACTAGACATTGTTACATCTGAAAGACCAAAGTAATCTGTTTCTGCAAGTAAAGCAGTTCTTTTATTTCTGTTTACTTCAGCTACTCTTGCATCTACATTTGCTTTGTGAGCAGCAGTTTGAGTTTCTACAGTTACAGTCTTACCATCTTTATCCGTGTAGTCACTATAAATAGGACCTACTTTATACTTAGTATACCACTTACCATCAGTTTTATACTCTACTCCATCATCTATTATTGTTTGATAAGGAGGAGTAATAGAAGGTCTTGCACCTTCAAACACAGGATCAAGTTGATTATGTTCCATAAACTCTGTGGTCAAAGGTTGTGGTGGTCTTTTAGATTTGTTTTCTGTTATCCAAGTAGTATCTGTCATTACTCTACCTGTGCTTCTCTCTCGTACCCAACCCATTATTATCTCCTATGCTGCTATTGCGTAAAACATATAACTACCAGTCGTAAATCCACTAGCTATCTGAAACCCACTATTAAGTGGATCAATGTAATCTTGATTTGTAACTTCTGCTGCACTACTATTTAATAATACATAAGGATCATTACCAGATACAATACCTCTCGTACTATCCCAAACATACCAATCACCAGTAGAGTCTGTTCTTTTAGCTATAACAAATGATGATCCAGAGCTAAATCCACAATCAACATCTGTACTACTACCATTGGTATGACTAAATGTTCCTACTTTACTAATACCTGCAAGTGTTGCAAACAAATAAGCTATATAATTACTATTATTTTTGTTTACGTCATCATCAGACCCAATAGTAAAAACTGTAGATGTTGGTGCAGTGTCATTCCAGTAAGTATTATCATCAGCAGTGGCAGCATCGGTATTTAATTTTAAATAGTCTGTTGCATCACCATAATAAACAGCCCAATCTTCTGAATCGCTTCTATTTTTTACCCACATCATTTCTGGTGCTACATTTAAATTATGATTTTCTGTCTTTGCACTGCCTGTTCCCACGTAAGTAACTACATCAAAAAACTTAGGTGCTCTTCTAAACATATAATCTATATTATTGTCACCTGAACGATTAATACCTATAGAACTGTCTGAACCTGCAACAACTTTGTTATTATGGTCAAATTCAAAATTAGGATCAGTTTGTTCTGCAAAAGTACCATAAAACCCAAGCCTTGTAGCGTTACCTTGCAATCTACTTAACTGTTGAAAACCATAAGCACTGTCTCTAGTTTTTGTAAAGAACCAATCAACAGGAAAATTAGATGTAATGTCTATTGATGAACCTGTGCTATTTCTATTATTTATAGCAAATACACTAGATCTACTTGTAGGTGTTTGCATTGGTCCTCTGCGAATAGCCATGTAGATGTAGGTCTCCCCACTGGAATTATACGGATTATTAGACTCTAAATAAAAACCATTTGGTGTTAGTGTTATACCACCCGCATTTGATGCAAGTCCAAAATAATCTGCAGATAAAAATTCATCATCACCATTTGATACTATTCCTCTTATATTATCTAATATAGCCCATCTATCCGTACTACTAGTATTTGATGAAGCTTTTATTATTACAAACTGTGGCTCAAAACCCAAATTTACACTATTTGATGAACCTCCATCACCCGTATAACTTCCACATTGTATCATACCATCAGAAGATGTATCATGTCCAAAAAGAAAGGCAACATAATTTTCACCACTAGCATTAACTGAGTGATCTGTTCCAACAGTAAAAACACTAGAAGTAGGAGCAGTATCATTCCACCAATTAGCACTATCAGCTACTGCTGCAGTAGAATTAAGTATAAGATATTTATCCTCTGGTGCAGAACTATCTGCTCCTCTGTGATAAACTGCCCAATTGTCAGATTGATCTAAATTTTTAATCCAAATCATTCCGGGAACAGAATCTAAAGAATGTGAAACTGTACGAGCAGAACCTGTTCCTGAATATTGAACAATATCAAAAAACTTAGATGCTTTTCTAAATGTCCAAGCAACAAATTCTATATTATTTCCATTTGTATCAACATTATCGCCTAAATCAAAACCATTAGAATTAAATGCAGTAAGACCATTACCCATTGTATCTTGTTCGTCAGTCCTATTTGAGTAAATGCGATACGGAGCACCCGCAACTGTATTAAACAAAATGTTATTAAAGTCATTGCTACGACTTTTCAACCAAACCAAACCAGTGTTGTCACTTAGATTCATGCCAGTAGTAATTGTTTGTGTGCCACCATTACCAACATAAATATGACAATTAAATAAATTTTCTACAAACTTAGTTTGGTCAACAACACCTGCAGTAGGCCAAAGACCCTGCTTGTTAAGGGCTTGAGCTTCTTCTAGTGTCCATACTCCCGGAGCAGAAGTATCTTCAAAGTTATTAGCAGGAATAACTAATGATTCATCTTTAGTAATTAATCCACCTAAGTATCTTGTCATTACGTAAACCTATATTTTAAAAAACAATAACCATAACCATCACTTGCTGTACCTGCTGATACGCTTGGAACAACAGTAGATAAATTACTACCAATTTGATATTGATAAAGAATAGATGAATACTCATTTGTACCTGTATCTTGATTTTGTGCAGTTATAAAACCTGTATCATTACTCCAAGTAGGAGATGAACTATTACTAGTATTAAGACTTATACAACCGAAATGAGCTAAACCACCATCAGCTATTGATGGTACTGTACCATCTGAAGCACCATCAGATGTCATATAACGACTAGATACAGATGAACTACTTGTTGTACTAAATTGAATCTCAGTAATAGAAACAGCATTAACATTATCAAAGTAACAAGCAAATATAGGTCCATCACCACCAGTTGCTGATGATCCAACAATATCTTGTACTATAGTAACACTACCACTAGCATCTGAAAATCCACTATATTGTGAAGAAGCATTATAAGCACTATATACTTCATTTTGTTCAGTTAAAGAATCTCCACCAACTGTTACACCTATGGTTGTATTACTAGTACCACCACCTGTCATTCTAAAACCTGTGCTTACAATCCAATATCTTTTACCACTTACGCTTGGTGCATTAACACCTGTGTATGTTTTGCTAACAGTATCTACACCAGTTGCATTACTACCAGTATTGTTACTAGGACCAACTCCATACTTATCATTTAAACTACTTACTGCAGTAAAAGTGACTGGATTCCACCTACCACCTTTAAGAGCTACACCTTGCTCTCTTATTGTCCATACTCCAGAGTAATTAGGCATTGTAATATTTTTCCTTTAAATTATTGTTGAGCTGCATTAGAATTTGATGTTCCTGCAGGTGCAGTTGGAGTATTAGTTAAATCTCCAAAGTCTGTGCCATTGCCAGTTGAAGCTATTGTGATATATTCAATACCATTTTCCCTATTGCCTGAAGTATTTGAACCACCTGCAAAACAACCTCTAGTGGCACTAGCCATGCCACCACCTGCTCCTTCTCTAGCTACAGCTAAATCTCCAAAGTCACTAGCGTTTCCTGTAGAAGCTATTGTGATATAATCCATGTGATTACTTCTAGAAGCTGAACTAGTAGCACCACCACCAGTAACTAATCTTGTAGCACTTGCAACTGCATTAAAAGATGTAGTTACTATTGTAAGGTCTCCAAAGTCAGTTGCATTTCCTGTTGATGCTATGGTAACATAATCTATTACATTTTGCTTATTAAGCGAAGCATCAGCACCACCTAAAGCAACTGCTCTTGTAGTGCTAGAACCTGCTGCTCCTTGACCTCTAGCAACAGTTAAATTACCAAAATCAGTGGCATCACCTGTTGATGCGATAGTTACATATTCAACTACGTTTAATGTTGAACTAGAAGTTACTCCACCAAACTGTACCATTCCTCTTGTCTTATTAGAACAAGCAGGAATTTTTTGAGTTCCAGTTGTAAGATCTCCAAAGTCAGTTGCATTTCCTGTAGATAAAAAAGTAATATAATCTATAACATCTGTGGCTGCTCCTGTTGATACTGCTCTACCACCTGAAAATATACCTCTAGTATCACTTCCACAAGCACCCAAACCATCCCTACCATCTGTAAGATCACCAAAGTCTGTAGCATCACCAGTAGATGAAATATCAATATATTGAATTACATTTACAACAGAACCAGTATCACCACCTGCAAGAACACCTCTTGAGGGAACTGCAACTGTTATTGAAGTAGCTGCACTATAAGGTGATTGACCAAAAGCATTTATAGCAGATGCTCTAACATTATAAGCTTCATCATTAGTAAGAGAACTTACAGTAATAGGACTAGAAGAACCTGAAGCACCACCTTGTAGACTTGTTTTAAGATTTGCAGTTCCACCCATACCAGAGTGATTAGTACAATAGTAATAAAGAGTATCAGGTGCATCTGTTGCAATAGCTATTTTTGTAAAAGCTCCTGCACTTCCCGGAGTACCACTTGTT